TTAAAAGCACCAGGGGCTTTTGATGAGTTTATTAAAAGAAAAGCTGCTGATACAGTAAAAAATAATATTCCTAACTATGATTATGTTGGAGCATTTGGACAAGCTATACGAAGAGCACCTGTAGGAAACTTTGTATCTTTCCCATTAGAAATTATGCGTACTGGATTTAATACTTTAAAACAAGGATTAGACGAAATTCAAGATCCTTTGCTTAGAGCAGCAGGTTTAAAAAGATTAGCAGGCGTAGCCACTTTTGGTTTAGCTTTAGGAAAAGGATTAGAAGCAGGAGCACAAGCAGTGTCAGGAGTTTCAAATGAAAAACTTAATGCTTTAAAAGAATACTTACCTGAGTGGTCAAAAAATTCTACAATAATTCCTATTAAACAAAACAATCAATTATTCTATATAGATTTTTCTCACACTAATGCCTACGATGTATTAACAAGACCTCTTAATGCAGCGATGAATGCATTTAGCGCTGGTAGAAAAAGTGACGAAGATATTATTTCTAGTTTTAATGATTCAGTATGGGAAGCAGCTTCAGAATTTGCTTCACCATTTGTAGAAGAATCAATTATTACAAGTTTCTTTGGCGATGTATTAATGAGAGGTGGAGAAACTAGAGAAGGAAGACGTATATGGAATCCTCAAGATAGTTTAGGAACTAAAGTAAGTAATACTCTTGGAGCTTTAATAAGCACAGGTTCACCAGGTTCCATTAAACAATTCGAAAGATTATATCTTTCAGGTTTTGGAAAAGTAGATCAATACAATAGAGGATATAAATTTTTAAATGAAGCGACAGGGTTGCTTGGATTTAGAATACAAGATCCATTTATTGAAGATGGTATACAATTTAAAATTGCAGAAAATAAAAAAGATATAGCTAACTCTAAAAAATTATTTACTACCGTTGCTTATAAACCAAGTTCTACCCCTGAAGAAATTATTGCAGCTTATCGCCGAGCAAATGAATCTAAGTTTAAAAATGATCAATTACTTTATAAAAGAATTAGAGCAGCAGAAAAACTAGGTTTAAGTCGTAGAAAAATAAGACAAATTATTGGAGCAAGATATTCCGATTCTGAAAGAAATAATATTTTAATGAATAGATTTACACCAATTAAAGTATCTAGTTTTATTTATGATAAAGTAAAACAAAATGCGTTAGAAAGAGGAAATCCTGATCCTAGTCGTTTAATTAAATTTCAAACAGACACTATATATAGAGGACTATTTCGTAATAATTTATTTGAGTCCCCATCAGAAATATTTACAGAAAATATTAATATAATTAAAGATAGGGGTCCTTATGTGACTTCACCTAAATTTAAACAAGCCCCTAATATTCCTTTGTTTGGTGCAAATCAAGTTGAAACACCTATTATACCTAATGTAACACCTAATAGATTTGAAAACACAGGTAATGTTTTATCCCCTTCCGACGTATCTCAACTTGCCAAAAGCGGAGATATTGATATAACTGAAGCTATTGCAGCAAGGAGAACATAATGCCACCACCAAATAGACCAAAGAATAGACCAAATAGGCCTAAAAGAAATAGACCACGTAGACGTCCTAGCGGTAGTGGTAGCGGTAGACGAGGGGGTGGTAGTAGACGTGCGACAGCTAAACGTGAAGCTAATAGACGTGCTGAAAGAAATAGAGACAACGCACGTAGCGGTCAGACTAGAAAAGAAAGTAGACAAGCTACAGGTGGCACAAGCACAGGTAGAGAGTCAGGTATTGCTGCAGCTAATACATACAATAGAAATAAAAAAGAAAAAAGTTTACAGCAAAGTGTAGGTAGTCTTGATAGACGAGTAGAGAAAGCTTTAGCAGATGGTAATACTGCACTAGCAAAAGATCTTCGTTCAAGACAGAAAAATTTTGTTAAAGATCTTGCTTATGAAAGAGCAAGAAAAACTCCCGGTGGAATCATGAAGGGTAACGTTAGAACAAGTGATGGCAAACGTCCTTTAACGTCAGCAGGGTTTGATGTGTTTCAAGAAACAATGGATCAAGACTTCATAGATCCAACAAGGAAATTACAAAACAGAAGAGATGGTAACTACAAAGAAATGTATCCCTTCTCAGCAGGACTGCAAAAAGGATTACCTTCAGCACGAATTATTAAAAAGTTTTTTGACCAAGAAGAAAAAGATATACCTTATAATTTAGAGGACATGCCCGGAGTACGATATCCATTGGACATAGGCTTTGGTGCAGGGGAAGGTGAACCTGCTATAACAACAAGATCAAATAGACAAAGCCCTTTAGATGAAGCACCTTTTACTATTTCAGATAGACAACCAGGATTAGATAGTAAACCTTTTACTGTCTCAGATAGACAAGCAGCTATTGATAGAGGGATTGATCCTAATTTTATATTCCCAGTTCAAGATGATTTAAGTACAGAAATTATTGAAACGGATTCAAATGATGGAACTGCTTTACAATTAGCAGAAGCGGCAAATACAAATGATACATTAAGTGATATAGTAGAGCAAGTTACCAATCAAAAGAATTTAAATGTTTCTCCAAACGTTTTTGCTTTACCAGAACAAGTTAAAGAAAAATTAAATAAAGACGCTGAAGTAAATAGAAAAACATACGAAATAGAAACATATGGTAAAGAAATAACAAGTGATGACTTAGCTAAGTCTGGTGTAAATGAAGCTTATTATAATATGAATTACGACACTCCTTTGGTTCAAAAACAATTACTTCAAGAGGGAGTACTAGAAGAAAAAGATGTGCAAGCTCCTATAGTTAATAACCTTAATATAGAACGTAAAGGTAATTTACCTGGGCAGATTGCGGCAGCTCCTTTAGATCTTATTGGTTTAGTCTCAGGATTAAATTATTTTGAACCTTATTCTAACATGACAGACTATGTTAGAGAAAAAGCTTTTGTTCCTCAGACACAATACACAGGACCAGAGTTTATGGAAAAGATGCAAGCCGATACTAACAAAGCTATTAAAGCTATTGAAGATTCACAAAATTTAAATGCTGATCAAAAAACACAACTTACAGATTTTGTAAATAGTGGTGGGGTAAACTTAACACCTACTTCTATAGGAGGAGTACAAACAAATGATCCTTATAACTTTACTAGTGAGCCTGTTGTTTTTGACGATTACGTTCAACAACGATTAAATAAACTACGTTAATGTTGAGCATGCGTGATTGGATATGGGTAGCCTGCATTGTAGGTGGTATAGCCTTTACGAATGGGATGCTTTCATCACGGGTCACGGCTCTTGAATCACAAATAAAAGATTTAGATATGTTACGTATCGATGCAAGACTAGCTGTCATTGAATCACAAGTCATACAAATAAACGAAAAATTAAATTAAGATTCTAATAATTCTTTTAACCAAGAGTCAGCTTTAAGTAATTGTTTATAGTGCCACGTACAATACTCATCACTCATTGTTCCTCCCAAAAATTCATTGTACCTACAGTCACGCATAAAAGTTTGATAAGGAGAATAGTATCGCCAAATAGATACACAAATAATTATAGTTAAACAAATACAAATAGTTTTAACCACGTATAAATTAAGTATCTTTTCTAATATCTTCTATGCACTCAATAGAAAAACGAAAATACTTATTCATCTCAAACTTTTGCCAGTTACTAGCAATTATTTCACATTGTTCTTTAGGCATTGGTTCTTTGAGCACCATCTGATTACCAGTGTACACCCAAGTGTCACCATTGTAGCCCCACAAACTTACCACTAATATAAATACTTTAGTCATTCTTATAGAAGTAGCATTTTCCTTGTTTAGTTACCATCAATAATTTAATACCCATTTTTTTCTGTAGTTTGGTAACCATTCTCCTTATCTTATGACCTGCATGTGTACCTGTTTTTCTTATACTTTCACTCTTTACATCTATCTTTAGTATGTCTCCGTTGTCATTTAAAGCAATCAAGTCACACGGCCCAAGGCCACTAATGTTATGAAAAACATAATAATTTTTCTTCGTCAGCCATTGCATAGCTACAAGATGATTTACAAACCCAATCTTTTGTTTTCTATTCAGCCTCGCCCCACGAAGGACCTATCTCGGCGTCAACCTTTGAAGGAACTCGTAGTTCAATTGCGTGTTCCATTACCTCAATGATCTTTTTCTTTTCTTCTTCCGAAGAAAATGACATGTCTAACTCATCATGCACTTGGATCATAGGTAGGAAACCCTCTCTATGTAATTTGACCATAGCCATTTTTGTTTGGTCGGCTGCTGATCCTTGTATTAATCTATTCAAGGCTTTGTATGTCCAAGCACGTTTAATTTTATTCATGCCCCCATATTCTACCTCGGCTTGCTCTTTAGGTAAAGCTTTATGAACCCCAAAATGATTAGGTTCCCATAGATGAAACCGACATTTTCGCCCCATAATAGTCCTAATATACCCCTTCTCAGAGGCTCTACGCATCGTTTTATCCGTTAATTCCTTCACAAATGGCACTGTAGAGTGGTATTGTTTGAACACTTTATCAATATCATCCTTATCTAGCCCTAATTCGCTCATCAGTTTACCTTTTCCCATTCCGTACATCATCCCTAGGTTAATCGTTTTAGCCTGCTTACGGTCTATATTTGCCATGTTTGCAACAGCTTGATGGAAATCTATATCATCCTCTGTATATCCTTTTACTAATGGTTCTACTCCTTCCAGCTCTATACGATCACTAATTATAGCGCCGTAGTGTACTAATAAACGTGGTTCTTGCTGTGAATAGTCAAAGATTCCCCATTGTGCGCCCTCTTCTGGAATAAATAATTGTCTTATCTTTGGACTAATTTTAGGATTTCTTGCAGGAATTTGCTGTAAGTTAGGATTTTGCATGCTTAATCTCCCAGAAATAGTCCCACCTGTGTCCGATCTTAATTGGTTTACATCAGCATGAATACGTCCTTTATGCGCATGCTTTAAAATAGAATCGATGAACGTCGTATAAGCTTTGTTCATCTCTCTTGCTTGAACTATCTTCTGTGCAAATGGATTAGAATGTGTCAATAAAAAGTTCTTATCAAAGCTAGGTAATCCTGTTGGCGTTCTATTATAACTTATTTTAAGCTTGTCAAAAGCTTTCTGAATAGACAATGGAGAGAGAATCTCCATCTCAAAACCACACTCTTTGTATATGCTATGTAGTATCTTCTTCTCTGTATTCTTAAAATCTTCTTTAACACGTTCTGCTTTTTCAATATCAACTCTGACTCCTCTTTGTTTCATCTTAAATAAAATAGGTAACAACTCTGACTCTAAATTAAATACCGATGTTAGTTCTTGTTTAATAATCTCTACCTTTAATGCTTGCCATAACTTTAATGTAACTGCAGCATCTTGCTCGGCATAAGGACCAACGTACATAGCCGGGAGCAAATGCATTTCTGCTTTTGCATCAACACCAAAGTCTTTTGCTGCTTCATACAAGCCAGCTTCTGATTTAGTTTCGCCGATATATTCTTGTGCTATTTCTTTTAAAGAATAATTTCTTTTGTTCTCATCGATGAGTGGTGCAGCAATCATCGTATCTATAATCCTGCCTTTTACTTCAAGGCCCATGGCACTTAACCAACCAATATCATAGATAGCATTGTGAAATATTTTATCGCACGGTAGATCTAATATCTTTTTTAATTGTCGTTTAAAAACTTTCTCATCAAAGTTACCACCCCCCGGATGTGCAAGAGGAAAGTATCCTTTCCAACCCTCCACGGCCATCGCTACACCAATAACTTTTCCTTTTTTAGTAGCCCAACCAGGTCCTGTTGTTCTTAATCCTGGATCATGTGTTTCTAAATCAATAGCAATCTCTGTTGCTTCTTCTAAGTTAGGTATATTCTCTGGAGGTATCCACTCACTAGGTGCTTGGAATAAAGATGGTTGTCTCATTATTTTTTCTTTCTATCTTCATGCCATTTTTTTATGGCAATGTCTGTCATGCGCCCCCTTCTCTCTCCCTCAGATTCAAAAGAAATATTATCTTTATTTGTCCGTGCCTCTATCTCGCCTGCAATAGCTGCATAGGCAGCTAAATCTAAATAGCTGTCTTTTTTATGTGAATGGATTAGTCGTGCTACTTTAACTAAAGCCATACACATTGCCACATCATGGGGAGTGATATTTCGTTGGAGGAAAATAGACCACAACGCAGCAATGTTCTGATGATTGGTAAGCTTATCGCCGTAGTCATCTTTGCGATCGCCACCTATTAATTTACTAGCTTCTTCTAAAATACTTTGAGATATCATTTGTTATGTTTTTTGTTATGACAAGGTTCACAAAGCAATTGTAACCGTGCTACATTAAGATGAAAATCTTGCCATAATTTTGCTAACTCTCTATCTTTAAATTTTTTTGAATAACTTGATTCTACTTTTTGTAATTCACTAACTGTAGGAACATTTTCTTTCCACTCTTTAAAGATACCATCAAACTCATTTATATGATCAACTACAAGTTCTTTATACTCAAAACTTTTTTTGCATTTAGTACACAAAGGTTCTTGATTATATTTAAATATCAAAGTTTGATTTTGAATTTCGTAACGAGCTGCTTCGTTTTCTTCTTGTTTTAAATTAATAGTAGGAGAATAAAAACAAGTAAACTTTTTGTAAGAAACAACAGAAATTCCTTTATGAAGTATTTCTTTATCTTCATCTGTTAACCTAAACCCTAATGCTCTTTGTTGATCAGCAGGAAAAACAATGTACCAATATTTAGGATCTTTGTTTTTAAATTTATATGTCTTCCATTTTTCATCGGAGTTAATAAAATCTAGATAAAGATTTTTTGTTTCAGATTTTTTTATTGGTGTGTCTTCATTTAACTCAACATAAGTTTTACCTTTTGGTTTATCAAACAATAACAATTGATTTCTAAAATAAGATAAACACTCTTTTTTTGTTTTAAAACTATTTCCTAAAACTTGATATTTCATTTAAAAAATCTCTCTAAACTCTCGAGTAGATTCTGATTCAATAATGTGTAATGATTTCTTTGCTCTTGTAACTCCCACATAAAACACTCGCCTCTCGTCATCTTGTTGCAAAAAATAGTTGTCGTCAACTTTTTTTGGTAAGTCTGTTAATACCATAACATTGTCTGCTTCGCCACCTTTAGCAGCATGAATCGTAGATAATTTTATATTTTTTGATACATTAAAGTCTTTTTGACGTCGTAAAGCTGCATTGATATAGATTTGTTGTGACTCTGGAATGGTGTCTAAGGCTACATACCAAGGCCTATCTTGATGAACATTTAATCCATGATGTAATACCAACGTATCATGATCATAACTTTTTTCTTCATCAGCACCACGCAGCTCTTTATATCCATGAGCAATATGATTATTACCTGACATATAATAATACATATCTTTCAACATCTTAAATGGAATGTAACCACCTTCTTGTAAGTGATTCCAACTTGTGATAGCATTCAACATTTTTTCAGATACACTTGACCTACCATATCGTTCAAAGAATAGTCCTCTCGTTTTAAGATCCTCGGCCAACTGATCTAATAAATAATTTGTTCTTGCTAATATTAACCACGTCCCATCTGTTAAGTTCATGTGAGGATTCAATCGTGTACGATGGTATTGAACATCACCAGCTTCTTCTCTTGGCTGCCATATTTTAGGAACTCTATCTACTATTGGTGTAATAATTTTTTGTGCTATGTTATGCACCTTACCTGGAATACGATATGACTTATCTAATATTTCTCTTTTGCATTGTAACTTACCTAGTCTACCCATGTCAGCACCAGCCCAATTAAAAATAGCTTGGTCATCATCGCCTGCAATGTAAGCACGATCAGCTTTACGAATGAGCTGCTCTACCATTAACCATTGTATCAAACTTAAGTCTTGAGCTTCATCAACAATCACAACATCTAAACGTGGTGCATTATCCATTTTAATAAATTCTAAAATCATATCGGTATAATCAAACAACTTATGTTTATCTTTGTATTGTCTGATCCCTCTATCAATATAATTTAAACGATCAAAGCCTCCATCAATATGCATACCACTACGAGCAAACTGATTTTGTAATGACACTCCTTGGATCTTTGATTGATCTATTAATGTTAAGTAAACATCTTTTGGTGTAGAGATACCAAGTTCATTAATAGATTTATTAGGATTATTAATTTTAATTTGTAACCAATCAGATACTTCACGGTAATTTAAATCGCTCATCACATCCACAGGATTTAGATTAAGATGATGATAGGCTAAACTATGTAGAGTTCTAAAGTATGTAAAATCTTTTTTATCTAATCTAAATTTAAGCATTGCTCTTGTAATAGCTTCATGTGCAGCTTTCTTTGTAAAAGAAAAGTATCCAATCTTATCAACAGCCGTGCCATTATTAAGTTCTTCTTCAACTATATTTAATAATCTAGTTGTTTTACCTGTACCAGGTGGACCAAAGATAGTCACAACTTTCTCTGAATGTCTATCTCTTAGAACCATCTTCGTCTTGTATTAACATTAAATTTAACTTGATCATTTTCAAATCATCAACTAGCATTCGCCTCGTTAATTTTGTTTTCCTATTCTCAGCTTTAGCTGCAAGTCTTGCAGCTATTGCTAGAGTTTCTTTAATTAGTTTTTCCATTCATTACCTCTAAAATTGTTTTCCCTATGTAGTAAGGTATCTGTGGTACCAAACTATTGCCTAATGATTTAAGTCTGTCCACCCTTTTGGGTATCCCATGAGCCACTCTACCCATGTTGGGTT